CAAAAGCCTTGCGCAGCAAAATAGCTGTATTTTCATCGAGAGCGTATGGATTTGGTACACGCTGAAAGCTCGGCAGGATAGTCTCTAGCTTTGTTACAATGCTATCGTAGATGTCTGCAATCTTGGTGCTCATCTGGTCATAAATCCTGATTTTCTAGTGATTTCATCTATTTCTACGTGGCCATTTTTATTAACATCAATAGCATACATGCGGCTCGCCATTTCTTCATTAAAGCGTCTTTTGGCTTCCGCAACATGCTCACGATACGGGGTGCCGAAAGCCTGGTAAACAATCTCAGCAACCTTGTGACAAGCGGCATCCTCAAAGACTGACCAGTCCATGATTTGTCCACGATCTACAGCAAAATTGCGCTTTCTAATATCTTTTACAATGGCCTCTGACGCCATGAAATGTTGTTCATTCCAATTGGTTTTGGCTGCTTTAAATCCTGACAATATCTGGGGCTGCATGAGGTCAGGATATATGCTTGATAGCACTGTGTCATCACTAAATTTCTGACCGATATAAGCAATGCCAGCTGTAAAATCACTAGGCCAGCCAATGCGCAGCCAATAGCGGTTATATATTTGAAAGCTTGAAAGCCCTACGGTTTTACTTTCTTGCTCGGAGTTCCATCCTCCGTCTATATGCAAAGACCAGCTAATCCGGCCTGATTTTGTCATTCCATCAGTTTGATCGATGATATCGACCACATCATACCAACTGCCGTTAAACCAGACCTCTATGATCGGAGCACCCGCGCCGCCTGTAACTGGTGTCGATAGTTCCATCCAAATGTTATTGAATGGACAATTTGCGGCTATATATATTTTATTGCCTTCTGTGTAATTTAAAGCGTAAGTGCCAACCCTGTAATCACCTACAGCTACAGAGATATCGGTGGTCTCATATATTACCCGCTGAGTGATTAGGCTGACGCTCATTATATAACCTCTTCGTTTTGTTCTTCAGTTTCTATTTGAATCATCGGAATTTGATTTTCTGGATCTGCAACTAATTCGTCATGCGGAAATGGATAAGTAAAACGAGTCTGCCCGTCCCAAACAATTTTCGCAACACATTGACCATCTTTCATTACAGCATAAATCATTAATAATACTCCACGACAATGCAAAGACCGTTAGCTCCATTTCCACCGCTACCACTCACGGCACCAACGGTAGCGGCCCCACCGCCTCCGCCGCCAGCACCGTAATTGCCAGCATTACCACCTTTGCCACCGTTGATTGTTCCGGTTGTATTTCCAGAAGCTCCGCCAGCTCCGCCAGAACCAATTCCCACTGATAGAGATGGCTCGTCTGCAAATGCTTCTGTTAAAAGTTGAATAGCTTGATTATCAAGTCCATCTAAACCATTTCCACCCGGCGGAAGCCCGCCTGATTGTGTAGGTGAAATTGTGCCAAATATTGTTCTGACACGTGATCCTTGTGCTCCTGCAAAAGCAACATTTCCACTACTTATCGCTCCACCACCTGAGCCGCCAGGAGCTCCAAGCCCTGACGTCATGCCATTGCTCCCAGCAGAACCGCTACCCGTCGAAGAGCCTATACCACCAGCTACCCCACCAACCGCTGGATAAAAATTTGGACTACAAGCATTGATATTTCCTCCCGACCCACCCGATGTTCCAGCCCCGGCCCCCAATCCAGCCGAAGCGAAGAAATTAACGGATGACAATGAAAAAACAGTTTGCGAACCACTTGTACCAGGCACAGCCCCTCCGGCTGTACTTCTTCCAATACCACCAGCCCCACCAGCACCAACAATAATTTCTGCTTCAATTTCTTCGTAATATGATAAATATTTTTCCATTACTAATGTATTCGTTATAGAACCACCACCGCCGCCTGCTCCACTCTGTCTGGCTGTTCCAGAAGCTCCCAAAGCTCCAGCGGCCCCGCCTCCGCCAGCGCCTACGCAAATAACTTGAATCATTTTGAGGCCAGGTTGTTTAATCCATGTTGCAGATGATGTGTAAACTCGAATAATTCGACGAAAGCCACTAGGTGTTGTAAGGCTAGAAAGCATCATACAGTGATAGCCTCCGCCTGAATGATGACTTGAGTATCGCTTAAATCAACTCGCCTAACTTCAATTTGATTTGCATTTGTAATACCAACAACAAGCCTGCCAGCGCCCGATGTTATTTGCATGGGATTTCCTGAACCATTTCTACGATATTCAATTGCAATTGATGTGTTGTTTACAATATCTAAAGAAGTACAAGATTGAGACGAAAAAGCCGTCCAATTTGATCCCAATGCCGCTGTAGTTAGATTTAAAATTGTTGCAGAACTAGCAACAGCCACTGAGCTGGGAACCGGTGATTCTCTTAATTGTGTATTTGTTAATGGGCCTGATACCGGTTGCGTTACTCCTGAGCCGTCCACCGGTATTCTTCCAGATACTAGAGCAGGAATACGATCTAGTAATGTTGTCCAGTTTTCTAAACCACGTTTTATAAATGAAATGACTGAAAAACTGCCTGTATCCGTTGTTGCGACGGCGTCAGATTTTGCCCCAATATTTGCATCAATATTTGATAGGCTGGCATTTCCTAGATCTTGTTTTGCATCTGTTGAGGCTCCCGTCGGCAGGGATACTGTCCCAGTTATGTTTTGTAAATTCCAAGTGCCGCTTTGCGTTGCTGCTACTGGTTCTGTGATTTCATCTATAGTGCCACCAATTTGCACTGCTCCGGATGGGCTTACTTTTACATCAATGAAACCGCCTCCAGATCCAGTCGTCTGGCCGTGAATGATGACGTTTCCAACTAATCCGTAATCTGTGGATGTAATTTGCGTTCCTAATTGTTTAACGGAAACAGAATTGCCGCCTTGAACTATCTGCGTTTTTTGCGAGCCATCAGTTTGATTTGTTTCTATTGAGGAAAGTGTCGTGTTTCCTGCGTCCTGCTTTGCTTCAGTAGACGCACCGGATGGCAGCGGTAAGGCTGTTGCTGATACAGGTTGTGTATAATTTGAAGCATCTACAATCAGTTCACCAGAAGAATTTGTTTTTACTTTCTGATCTGATGTTCCATCATTTCCATAAATTAAAACGCTATCATTTACATAGTTCAAAGTTACTAACCTCGTAGCGATTCCGTCATCTGTTTTCTTTTTGAAAATCTTTTCGTTTTCATCAAACCACATGTAAACCCGATCTTGAGCTGGAGTTTCTGGTTCTTGGGTTTCGCTGAATCTAATTTTACTATCAGACATTTTAGACCTCCAGCACTAAAGTGCCTTCTATTAATAAAGTACCTTCAACATTTAAAGTTCCGAAGGTTACGCTTTGACGATATTCCACGATCTTAACAGTATTATTGAATGGTATCGTAGACCAGCCGCAATGCCAATCTGATCCAACAACTACTGGAACAACAAAAGCCATTAACTAATCTCCTCGATAATAATTATTGGAGATCCAGATCCAATTTCAGCACGTGCATAAAGTTGAATGTCTTCAGTGATATCGTAGTTTCGTTCAGAGTTATCGTTGATAATTGTTCCAACATAACCAACATTAGAAACGTAATTTATTTTAATTTGAGATCCTGAATAATTTTGGATATTGATAGCATTACGATTTATTAACGCACCGCTTGGTGGTAAAGATGTCCATGCAGAATCTGATAAAGTTACTTCTGTAACTCTACCTCCATTTTTTAAACCTGTTGGGCTAAATTCGCCTGATACCTCACCGCTGAGTGTAGTCCTAACAACTACCTCACCAGCGTCATTTAGATCAAACTTTTCGTACTCGCGATCTTGTATTGACTTTGGCAGTGTTGACATCGGACTCAACCTTTTTAGCTTTTACGTCGCCCGTAAAGTAGGCAACGTGACGATTTCCTAAAGGAACTATAAAATGTATTTTTATTGGGGTCCTTAATTCACGCAACTTATTGACTAAATCCTGCGGATCATTCCCAATAATAAACCCCATAGAATCGTATGGGTTTAAAGAATCAAAAGCTAACATTTTTACTCCGGAAAAAGAGAGGGGCAAAAGCCCCCCCCCTCCATTATAACTAATTATGCAGCTGTGATTTTAACAGCCTTGACCCCACCTTGGATGCCCAGAGCACATCCAAAAATGACATCGCAACTGAGGAGAACCCCATGCTTACCAGTTGGGTGCAAATCAGATACTTTAATTGCCATTTCTTTAGCCATCACCATCAAAAGTGCATCTGGATGTAGGAAATAGCCAGTATCTTCAGGCAAAGAGTTATCTTCAAAAATTTGGAAACCATATCGGCGTAGGCCGAGCTTTCCAGAAATTACAGGAGCATCCGCTGCGCCAAAGTCAGAGCTTACTAGAGTTTGAGCGGCCAAAACATCGCTGTAATAGCTTGGATCGATCAAACCATACCAACCCTTCAGAGTATCCCATTTTGCTTGTGCAGCAAGTTTACGTACATTCAAAAGTTGAGTATTGTTCAAATCAGCTACTCCACCAATTTGGTGATCTGGAGCGGCTGCGGATGGAATCAAAGCGGCATAAAGTGCAGCATTGACAGCCTTCTCAACCGAGAAGACAAGGCTTTGCATTACTTCAGGATTGCCAGATTCAATCATCGACATAAGCTCAACTTCATCAGCAAATTCAAATGCTGCGGTGACGTGCTTGTCAGCTTTAACGTCAACATAGCTTGTAGAAATCGCAGAAGCTGTAAACTCATTAGATCCAGAAGTTCCAACTGTTTTAGTAGTTGCAACTGGGGCAGCTACGGAATATACACGAACCGTATCGCCCATTTTTTTCAAATCGCCTTGGTATTCTTTGTTTACAAGGCTTCCCAAAAGTAGAGATTCACGCAATTGCTTAGTAGCCATTGGTGACCAATATTTTTGTACTTGTGCTGCTACATCGCCCAAATGTGTACTTGCCATTTTTCACTCCTTGAAAGTTTGGCTTTAGTTAAATTTTATTGACCCCAGATAATTTGTTCACGCTTCCATTTTTGCATATCGGAAGTGCTTTTTAGAGATCTCCATTCTGATTCAGTGATTTTACCTGGGCCACCATTCAAGCCTTGGGGGGCTTGTGCTGGAAACTTAGTAACCTTCTGAACCATCTCAGGCCATTGCCTTTTAAGTGACTCAGCCACTCGAGCAACGGTCATCTTGTCGATCTCTCCAGTTTCTGGGTTGATTGCTACCTCATCGGTTTCAATCAGTTTAAACCATTTCTGGTCAACCTGGCCTCCCAGAGCTTCGATCACTGAAGTCAACTTCATGCCACGGGTAATGCGCTCATCTAACTCCTGTCTCTGAGCACGTTCCTTTGCAAGTTCCTCTTCACGAGCCTTAAGCAAAGCTTCATAGTCACCGCGCTTCCTTGCGTCAGTTTCTTCGCGCTCTTTTTCCTTGGCTAAAAAGGTTTCAAGCTGTGATTGCAGCTTTTTCTTTTCGTCCAAGAGCTTTCGGTGTGTCTCGTAAGCGATTGTTGACTTAGTTTCTTGATTCTCTGGTTGCGCCACAGGCTCCCCAGATTGCTCCACAGGAGCTTTCTGATCGGTCATACAGTTCACCTTCCATGGTTAAAACTTGTTAAAATTATATCACTTTTCTCTTTCTTAGCAAATCTCCAAACGTTTTTCTATAAAATCTCACAGCTTGTTTAAATTCTAACCTAGAAATAAATAGAAATGGCCTAGCAGGAAGCTTTCCACTTATGCCGTCATTGTGCCAACCAGCAAGATCAACATTGCTAACACCTCTATGATGCTGACCTGTTGGCTTTATCTCTATAATACCATTTGAAACTGTGGAAGATTGCACACTTGCTCGCAACGAATTTATCATTTTTCCGCTTAAGTGTAGATTTGACCGGCTAGGACTAAAAAATGGACTTAGCTGTATCTTTTTTGCTTGATTAGAAAGTGTTTTTGCTTTGCCATAATCGCCTCTTTTTCTTGCGTTTTTGGCTCTTCTCGTAAGTGATTTAACGCCAGCCTGTTGTTTTTTTCTCCATTCGACGTAAGCGTCACTTAATGGGGTAAATTTTGATTTATCTTGCAGCGATCCCGGCACTTGATAACCAAGCCTGATTCTCTTTTTTATTGTCTCAAGCAAAAAATCAGCGACAGGCTCAAGTGCTTGCTTCTTTAGATTTTCGCCTACAGAAGACTCGAGCTTTTTTAAAATTGATCGCAACTGCTTTACGCTCTTTGACGCCATTAGTCTTCCTTAATAAACTCAATAATATTAAGAAGTTCATCACTAGATAATTTCAAAAAATCCCTAGCCTTTTCTGGGTTTGGCTTTTTTTTGCCATACGTCCCACGGATATTACCATCGGCTTTTGCGTTCTCTTCGCTGCCTGGTTCAAATCCTATAGTCACACTCCTTTGCGTTTTTTCCAAAACATCTAAAGCTGCAAGCATATCTCCAGACAGCTGCATATCAATTTTACTTTTTGATTTTCCTGCAATTTTAAAATCTAGGCTGTTTTTATATGCATCAGAGTAAACACCAGCAGGGCCAGTCCATTTTTTACCGTTTGGAGCTAGGCCCTTTTGGGTACGATTAACAATTCTTTCAATGATAAGGTCAGCCACCTCATCCTTTTGGTCAGAGTTTAAACCGTAACCTGATAGATCAATCTTGATCTTCTGCCATTTCGTCGCCATTTTCATCCTCTTGAGTTTCTACAGGGCCAGTCTCACCTTCTCTAGCCTCAAGATTAATGCCACGCTCTTCATCAATTTCACGCTCTAAAGCCTCAATCTGAGCATAAGTCATTTGAGGATTGAGCATTTGAATAGCTCGGCTGCGAGTAGTAAAGCCTGCCGCATATTCATCACGAGCCTCTTGGATCAATTGCATACGCTGTGTGCCTACTGGGATAACGCTAAACCTGGCCACAACTTCCGCTGTGCTTGAGAAAATTGTGCGATTTTCGACTAAGCCCTGACTTACCCATATTGGGTGCATCTTGTGCAAGATCATGTCCCACATTTCATGTTCTGCTTTTGCGTAGGAAACTGTTTGAGCTTGGCGCACATCAAAAGTATCAGCTTCGTCAATGATTTTGGCAATACCTGAAACCGATTGCTCTGGCGCAAGTTGTCCCACTGATCCTGTCTTAATCCCCTTAGAGCCAAGCCACAAAGAAAGCTCTGACTGAATGAGATTGAGAACTTCTTGGTAATCAACTTCTGGCTTGAGAGTGCCGATTTCCACATCCTTCTCAGGGTCATCAGATTTTAGGAACCAAAGAGCGTTTGGCGCATAAGTTGGGTCTGCTACTTCGCCATTTTTGATGTAGGTAATCGAGAAGCTAGAGAACAAAGCAGCAAGATTTAAATCAGTCAAAGCTGCTGGCACATACTCAGCAAGTCTGATTGAGTCCAAGTCAGGCACAGGCACTAGCTTTAGTGCGCTTTGGTTTACATAAACAAATGGCAGCACACCGTATGGATTGACGCCATCAGCAAGCCCCATTTCTTCCATCGCAGCATAGTCAACGGTCTCATCACTTTTAACTACTGCAAATTCTGTATCAGTATAGACCCAATAAATCTCACGTTTCTGAGCATCACGGCCAGCAAGCAAGATAACCATGGTTGGCTTTGTTGGATCGACTAGATCATCTGAGAAGATAGCGAAGCGGTCATTTGGTATTACTCTAATTTTTGGCCCGTCTTCTGTGATGTATGGATGAATCAACGCAGATCTACAAGCATTATAAAGCCTGTTAGATTGATGCATGATCATGTTGGCGTTGGTCTGTTTTTCGTACCAAGATAAAAGCTCTGCATCTGCTTCATTGCCGTCAGATATTTCTCTGATAACGCCAGTTTGGTAAATGTTGGATAGCTTATCTACGTACCTAGGAATGATATTGATAGGCACAATGCGCTCCATCGCGTAGCGCAGCACTCTTGGTGACAGTAAACGCTCAAGATTTTTAACGATGTAAGGCTCAAGATTACCCTCAAGAAGATCAAGCATTTTGTAATTGGTCTGCATGACATCTGACTGGGCTTGTACTACTTTTTTGACTAGCTTCGGGTCAATCATCTTAGCTCCTTACAATATTATCGAGCGTGTGCCGCCACGATCCTGGTCAGCAAGTTTCCTGACTATGCAATAGCCTAAGGCTGTCGTAACGTGCTGATATCTTTTTGAGTCG